TTTGAAATTATTCAATCTAGATCTTATCATTATGGGTTTTGGATTGGAAAAAAATTGTGGTGTGGAAAAAAATCCATTTTCTAATATCCTTATAGATTGTTGGCCATCTGGAAACCTACTTATCTCATATTTAAGTGATAATGGATCCTCTGGGTTTACTAAATTTAATGTTACTGTCATTCTTAATTAAATTGATAAGTAGACTCGGTATCTAAATGTTTGTCTACTGATTTATAATAGTTGAATAATTCAAAAGCTATATCTTCTTCTTTTCCACATTCTAAAACTCCTTCAGCTTCATTGAATTCTTCTTCAGTCAGGCCTTCTTCCAAAGGCCTGATCCATTCAAATTCTAAATCTCCATCTTCCGTTCCTGAATAAGTAATGTCTAGAACTACATCTTTAGTGTATTCACCATCAGAATTTTCAAATGTGAAACTTCTCTTTAATTGATAAACAGTTCCGTCTTCTGATTGATAAAATATTCCTTCCATGATTATTTAATGTTTAAAAAAGTTCCTGATCCTCCAGCTACAGTTGTTGGTAATACTCCGTTCCAAGATTGTGCTTTTAAATATTCAACATAAAGAGGTGTAATTTCTTTTTGTTTCAATTTCATTGCAAGAGCTAGAGCTTGTGCATCAATGATAACCTTAGCAGAATCCCCTTTAGCAACGGCTATTTTCTCTTGAGCTTCGGCTTCAGCTACCAGTTTTCTTTGCATAGCAGCCTGAGCTTCTTGAACAGCCTTTGTTTTAGATTCAATTGCCTGTTGAAGAGCTTTTGGCGGAGTAATGTTAGTTCTTAACTGGCTGACTTCAAACCATTTAGATAATCTCTTATTACATTCAGCGACAATAGCTGCTTCAAACTGTTCTCGGTTATTAAATATAGCATCTACTTCCCATTTATTGGCTACGTCGTTTACTGAACTTACAATTGCATTCATTAGCCAACCCTGCTCCACTTGTTTAATATCGAGTCTTAGATTTTCAAACATATTACCAATAGCTGTAGGCTTTAAGGAATAGTTGAAGCTTGGTTTAATTGAAGCCGCAAATCCTCCTTTTGTAATAACGGTTTGGTCTTTGTATTCAATATGTTGCTGAAAGGTAGGAAACTCTAGCATCTGTTCAGTCCAGGTATTATATAGAACCCAACCTGTCTTGTATTCATAGCTTGATACTCCTCTGTTGTCACCTGTTAAATTAACTTTGATACCTACATGTCCTGCATCTACTCGATCTAGAGCAAAAGGCTGTATCGAAGAAATTAAAATAGATAAGATAAAAATACCGATAGGCTTGAATAGCCAGCTGACATTAAACTTCTTAACATCTCTGTTGTAATAACTGTCATGATGCACAGTATGCATTCGATCTCTTGTTGTGAAAGCTACAAAGGCAGCAATTCCTAATCCTACAATAAAAATTAAGGTACTAATCATTTTGTTTTTGTTTTTTAAATGAATTGATTGTTTCGTTTATTACATATGTAAGGATCCCTAACACTCCAACGAAACATAAAAGTTGAAGGAACCCATTAACTTCTCTACTGACGATATATTCGCCAAACATTGATGTGATCGCGATAAAACCTAACCACATCAGGAATAATTTAAAATACTTCATTTTTTTCATTTTTACTCTTTTATTAACCAGCCTTTTTTAATTAAATAATACGCAAACGCTCTCATTTTTTTATTTCCGTCTTCATCCAATTCTTGAATTCCTCCTACTTCTCCTTCAACCAGTTCAATCAACCAATTTGAATCCAGGATCTCGTGAGTAATATCTGGATCTTTTTTTGAAATACAAAAAACTGAAAACCCGTCTGGAGACCTATCTTCTATTCCTTCCCCAAATTTCTTTAATGTAATATTTGCCTCAAAGGACCATTCATCGGTTTCCCAAATACATCCCAGAAAATTAACAGTGTCTCTTTCATTCACCTGTTCCATCTCATCTGTCTCCATTTCTAATGGATCTAGAGTAAGATCTCTGACATACCATACACCATCAACTTTTATTCTATCCTTCATTCTTCTTAATTTTTCTAGATTCTAATAGATTTATAAGAGCCTGCACTTCTCCAAATTCAGTAAATCTGATATCTGGGTCTGAATTAAAAAATTCAACATGCCATTGACCTAGTTCTTCAACTTCATCTGAAGCATTTGAGATAAACTCAATTCCTTTAGATACATCATATGTATAATAATGATACTCATTTTCTGCTAAGTTAGCATTTCCGTGCTGAATCTGTTTTTCAAATCCCAATAACTGTAGTTCCCTTTCTGTCATGTTATTTTCTGGTTAAAGTTTCTCCTAATTGATATAGACCCTGATAAGATTTTCCAATCTCTTCTGTTCCATCAGCGTTTGCTCGATAGATAAAATTCTCAATTCTTGGATTGTCTTCATTCTCAAATCGAGCGTCCATCTCATAAAGAACATAAATATCGGTTGCAGATTCCACTGCTAGTTCTCTAAGATCCTGCCTAGAGAGGGTGATATCAATATCTCCATACCAGATTTTAGAATCTCGAGAGCATATATTGGCATTAAAGATTGAAAGATTATCTGGGAATCGATCTCGATATCCGCTTTTAGATCCGGAAATCATTCTTCCTTCCCATCCTATTCTCTTCTCAATCCAGCTTTTGATCTGTTCCTGTTCCATAACTTATTAATTATACTTAATTTTTATAAATTTTTAAAAAAATCTAGATCTTCTTTTCCTAATGCAGCTAACATTTCTATCCGTAGCTTATCTATCTGCTTAAGCTTTTTCATATCTCCTTCCTGGTGTAGAAAAGAAGCAGCATGTAGAAGAAACATCTGAGTCTCTTGTAGTTTAGACTCAGGATCTAAATCCTCGGAACAGATTCCTTTTTTACTATTAATCATGAACTCTCTTAGATCTTTTCCTTTGGCCAATCTACCATTACTAAGAAGATCTATATAATAGAGAATCTGATCTGAATCAGAGTCAACTAGTCCAAGTAACATCTTACTCTTTAATTGCGTTCCAACTATTGGAATATTGAATAACCGAGCTAGACGTTGATATATTAATCCAATAGATAGAGGTCGTCCCCTCCTATTTTTTAGTACTTGATCGAGACTTAACATTTCAATTCCTCCTATCTCTTCGATGTCAGAAGAAAATCCATAATACTCAAAGAATATCTCGTTTAGAATCTCTATTTTTTCAAGATCTGTTAAGTCAGGAGTAAGCCAAGGTTCTGCCTTTTTTCTAATCTCTTCGATGGATTGAAATATTTCTGAATCTTCTAATTTAGAATCTAGATACTTAGATATCAATAAGGCTCCAGTAAAAGAGTCTGATTCAGGATCTTGAACATATGAAACCAATTGAGACAGGACTGAATCAAATTGAATCTCTTGAATGATTTCCATTCCTCTGGATTGTATCACTTCATTTTCTGGATTCTCAAGCATCAGATCTTCGATCAAAGATATTGCCTCTATTCCACAATGCTTTATCTGTCCCTTGACGTAGAGATAGACTCCCTGCTCAGGATCATCTATTAATTTAACTAAAAAAGGAAGTTGTTCGTTCATTTGTAAAATATTTAGGATATTTGTTTTTCATTTGGATAAATTCGCCAAATAAGATCAATTGGATTCCATAGTTTCTCTGTAAATATACTTTAAAATAGAATCTTTTTAAATCTTCAGGTAGGGTTTCTAATTCTGAATTTTTGATTTGCACTAACACGATATCAAGGATTATAAAACTCTACGGAGTTATCTAATCGGTTCCAATCAAGAGTGATTGGCCTGTTTCGAAATTCATACCTTCCATTTAAAACTGCGGCATTTATGTAATGCGTCTGGCCGTCAAATACATATCCATATCCTTCATGTATATGTCCAAAAACATGTATCTTAGGTGCAATCTGTTGAACCTTAGACAGAAGGTCTTCACAGCCTACATTTTCATTAGAGTATTTAACCCAATCTAATTTACCATAAGGCGGACCATGAGTAATCAATATATCTATTCCGTTTGGAATCTGATCCCATTTCTCCCGTATCTTCTCTCCTCTTGGAAGATTGAATGCCCAGTTGTGAAATTCTGGTTGCCAAGGACTTCCCCAGATTTTGATCATATCATCATAGTCTTCACCGAACATAAAGAGTTCGTCTTGGAGATAGTCAATATTTTTATAACCGGTAAGAAGTCCACGTAGTTTTTCATTCTCTTCTTGAAATCCAAAGTCGTGGTTTCCAGCAATGAATACTTTATGATCGTAGTTGTCGATTTTATCATACCATTTCATAAAATTTTCAATCTCAGTCAAATATCCTCCACTTGAAACGTCTCCACTGCAAATAAGAAGGTCCCCACCAGGTAGAAACTCATTTAGTTTATCGTGTTTGGTATGTGTGTCTGAAATAAAAGTCAATCTCATCTTCATATCTTTTACTTCTCTATTTTGATTTTAAATAGTTCCAGATTAATCCTACTGCTATACATCCCATTCCTACTCCAAATAATAATAGGGCCATTTTTGCTTCTTCTGCCATTTTATTCTAATTTAATATTATTACCTTAAAATTACGTGAAATTTAACATCGGACTCTTTTTTCAATTCCTCTACATAGGCTTTTGCTTGCTCATAAGTATCAAATTTCTTTCTGATTGAATACTTTCCTTTGAGATGGATGTCAATATGAGGTCGATCCCAAACAGATTTGTCAGAATCTACTTGATATCCATACTCAAGTAATCTTTCTCGTGTTGAAGGTTTTACTTCCCAATGATCACCCATGTATCCTTCTTCATAAAATCCATACGGATACCATCCTTCGTTTTGCCATGAGTTCTTTTTAATCAATCCAAAAAACCATGTTCGCTGCCTTGCTGGCATCCAAGTATAAGATGTCTTTGTTCTATCGTGTACTTCTATCTTTATGATAGAATTTACATCAAAGTGTAATTCTTTTTCCATGTTTTATTTTTCAAAAATTAAATCATCACAAGGATCTCTTTGATCTCCATAATCTCTAGAAACAAATTTCCATCCTGCTTTAATATATCTCCAGTATAATTCGTTGTAATGAGACGTCTTCATACCAGTTGGAGACTCTATTCTTACCCTGTTTCTGCCATTAGAAAATTGGGTTGCTCTCAATCTCAGATCGATAATTTTTTCAAATTCTTCAACTTCTTTCAAGAATGTACCGTCAAGTACCTCAGGTCCTATTGCCATAATTTATCGTGTTAAAAAGTGGTATGTTAAAAATAGTTGTGTATAGTGAAGCACTTGGTCAAATCCAATAACCGTAAAGGCTCCAAGATTTGGAATTGGACTTCCATAGTATTTGTTATCAAATCTACGTTTTACAATACGACTCGTTTCATAATCGGTTATAAAGTGAGCAACGAAAGTTACCACTAAAAACATTGCAAATTTAGCCAGGTCCACGCAATATCCAAAAACCGAAGCATCACAAGGTATTACAAAAAGAAAACTTCCAAGTAATGCCCATATCACTGTATACATAGATACATGTGTAAACAGATGTGAATTACTCTGGCTTTTATTTTCTGCCCATTCTTCGGCTTGAAATATAAAGTCTGCTATCCAGTGGACTATTACGATATAAAGTGCTATTAACATACTATTCAGGTTTATAGTTTACGACCGTTACTTTACAGTCTTTAAGTTCTGTATTAATGATACGTTCGATGCGATTCCAATCTCCACCAGCAAGTCCTGCTCCAATCTTTGGCATTCCAATGTGTTTACCTGCAAATTCCATGTTTATCTTTCGCATGCAAATGGTAAATGCTTCATAATCAAACGGACGAAGATCACCATCAGCATGGTTTCTTCCATAGTTAAACTGTGTGTACGCATTTACAACAGTTAACTCCGGTTCGTTGCGATTATTCTTTGCATCCTCCAAAGACCAAATTCTATTTTCTCCAAGAACGACTGTTTGATAGTCAATGTTGCCTAACTTATTCACATCAGATCCCCAACCCTCCATTGAAAATCGATCGCAACCGAAAGCTTTTGCCATTTGTGGAGCAATTCCTGCGCCCATCCTACTATGACAATTACAGCCATGAACTATGACATCAAATTTGGCTTCCTTGGCAAGTTTGATTAAATCTCCGTTTACGTATTTTATCATGACTCTACTTCTTGAATTGATACTATTGCTGTTCTACATATAGGAAAACAAGCTACTAATTTAGTACCATCATAAAAAGAATAAAATCCACTTGATGTAGAATTATCAGTAGTTGTGTGAAATTGTGTAGCGGCAATTACATGATTTTCTTGGTAATGCCCGTAATAAACTCTTAATTTATATTTTTTCATATTTTTATTTCTTTATATAAATTTCACGATTGGGCTCGTCATAGTCTACAGACATGTCCTTCAGTACTGCTAAAAAGATCCAATTGGCGATCATTTCATTATCACAAGTACACATCAGTCGATCGGTTGAAACCTCTCCAGTATCTGGATCGATGTCACGATATCTAATCTCAATCATTTGACTCAAGACTATTAGATTTTAAAAAATCTCCGTCTGCATCACAATGAGATGGCGGATATCCATGTTTACGAATATTTAAGTGCCTCCAAAAACGATTCCAAGATTTAAACACGAAGTTTAAAATCATTGAACATAGGATTAACACTCCAAAAAAAGTCCAAAAAGATCTAAATGTAAATTCTAAAAATGCCATATTTTAAATATTGTTGTTGATGTAGTTTCGAATAGGATCAGAAGCCTCTCGATAAAACTTCATTTGGTTTTGCGCATCGAACATTCGGTAAAATACCATCGCATTGTCTTGAATATTATTAAAACTGTTTATGTAATCCAGTTTTTCAGTAACATAACCATAAGTGTTATCGTAGCTGTTCCAGATCTGTGATGCAATTTCTTTCATTCCATCAAATATTTCCTGACTAGGAGTTTCCATTTTATTTCGATTTAATTAAATATACTAAATTTAAGATCTATATTATAATTAAGGAGTTTCATAAAGCCCTAGATCTTCATCTCCTTTCATAAGATCTGTTAAATACTTTTCTCTCTTCTCTGATCCTTCTATTTTTTTAAGGATCACACAACCATCCGCATCAAGTTTCGGAACCTGCTTATAAGTATTGATTTTATGCCCGCTTCCTTTGACTCCTTTTACTGCACCAATTATTTCAGTGCTGTCAATTACCTTTTTTGTCTCAATCTCAACTTCAATCTCTATTGATGGCTGAATAGGTCGGATAAATTCATCGAATAGTTTTTCTTTTTCTTCAGGCAAATTATGCATGCTAATAATATCACTAGCAAATCCTTGACTAAATCCAACTTTGAAAGCCTTTCTCATATCCTCCAGAGTAAACAACTTGTCTCGATTCAACTCAATCGCTCTGTTGAATCCGTCTTTCCAAATAGTTCTAAATCCATCAGGAACCGATTCTTCAGCCAACTTCTCAACGTCTATGATGCCAAATATCTCATCACATTTTTCTCTAGATAGTTTATCTATTTGGTAATTCTTTTGTAATACCATATCATCAGATGCAATCATCTTGCCGTCTTCC